GCAAACATAGAACAAGCAAGAATTAAATGGCTTAGAACTATACAGAAATTAGATAATGATTTAACTCAATTACTCATAAGAACTGGATTTATTAGAGAAGTTCCAATGAAAGTGATTACAACAAATGTTGATGTAATGGTAACAAAAGAGGTATTTGAAGAATTATATGATAAATACGAAAGCGCAAAAGAAAAAAGAATTGAAGTACCTTCTCTGGATACAGGAGCTGGGAAAGAAAACAATAAGTGAAGATTTTGTTTTATTTGATTATCAGGTGCAATTTCTACTTGATTGTTTAAACGAGAAAAGAGTAGCAGGTTCTTTTTGCAGACAAACAGGTAAAACAACAACAATTGCTATGTTTTCTTTATATTATGCATTAAATAATCCTAAGAAGAATGTTCTTATTGTTGCTCCAACAGATAGACAAGCAGGAGAGTTGTTTAATAGATTAAGAAGATTCGCTGAAGATTCATTACCTGAGAATATTGAAAATGTTACATTGAGAGAATTAAGATTAACAAATGGTTCTCAGATCAGAGCTGTTCCTACTGGTGATTTTGGTGCAACAATTAGAGGGCAAACTGCTCATAAATTAATTTTAGAAGAATCATCAGGGATTAAAGATGAGATTGTAAATACAGTTATAATGCCTATGATTGCATCAACAGATGGTGATGTTATACAGATAGGTACATTCTTTGGAAAGGATCACTTTTACAGAGCAGTATATTCTGATAAATATGTGAGTCATATCTATGATTACACTTGGGCATTAAAGAACAAATTGTTCAAACAGAGTTTCATTGATGAACAACTTAGTGAATTAACAGAATTAGAATTCAATCAAGAATACGGCTGTAAGCCTATGGAAAACGCAGACCAATACTTCCCAACAGAGTTAGTGCATTCTTGTGTGTTTGATACGAAAGAACCTGTTATTGATACAGATGGTAACTACTACTTAGGAGTTGATTTTGCCAGGATGGGGCAAGATGCCTCAGTATTTACGATCGCAAAAGATGTAGATGGGGTTATATCAATTGTTGAGATAATGGAAACTAAGCATAAGATGTTAACAGATGCAGTAGGCAGAGTTAAGATGCTGAATGAGAAATATAAGTTCAGAAAGATATTTTTAGATGAGACAGGTCTTGGTGCAGGACCTACTGATTTCTTAAAAGAATCTGGATTACATATAGAACCAATAACATTTAGCGTTAGAACTAAGATGGATATATTCTCAAATTTAAAACAACAAATGGAGAAGCAATGCGTAAGAATACCAGATAACAAGAAGTTGATATATCAAATGTTAGACTTCAGATATGAATTAACTTCTAATGGACAAATGAAATTACACCATAGCGAGAGAGGCAATGATGATTATTGTGATTCATTAGCATTGGTAATGATGTGCAGAAAGATTAAACGTTCAATGACAAGACCAAGAATGGTCAAATAAGGGTATAAAGAAGATTTATAAGGGCAAATTCTAACTTTTATAATACTATCACTTCGCTTTTGCTGATATGGTGCGTCATACCATCATATCTCCATTAGCACAAACTCTTATGGAACAAAAATATACTGCAACTAAAGCGAAGAAGTTTTCTATTATTGAAGCTAAAGGTCAATATAATCAAGCAACATTTTCTATGGAAGGCAATGAAGATGGCGGTGTTAAAAACTGGACAACTTATCAAAAAGCATATGAATCATTTGCACCATTAGCAACTGCAATTGATGTTACATGTGAACATACAACTCAAGCTATTTCAGTTCAAAGCAGAACAGATCTTGATGAAGACCAAGCAGTAGATATTATTAAAGAATTTATTGATAAGGTTGATTTCCCATTATTCTTAAAGAACGTATGTCAAAATATGTTAGTATATGGAAATGCATTTGTTGAAGTCGGATTCAATAAAGAAGGCGTTAGTGAATTAAAAATATTGCCCACTGTTTCAATGCGAACAAATAAAGATAAGACTGGTAAATTTAGAAGTAACTCAAAAGCGTATATTCAAAAAGCAACAAATGGAGATGATCTATATTTCTCTAAAGATGATATTATTCATTTCATATGGAATCCGCCAAACTCAGGAATGTATGGACGAAGTATGATTCAACCATTACTAAGCGAAATTAACACTTTAATAAGTGTAAAGAATTACATTAAAACTATTCTTGGAAGATATGCGGCTCCATTAATGCATGTTAAGATTGGAAGTATTGAGAAAGAAATATTCCCAACACAAACAGATATTGATGATTGGGCAGCTGACTTAGAAGACTTACAAGCAAATCAAGAGTTTGTAACAGGTCCAGAAGTTTCTATTGAAACATTAGGGTTTGAAGGAAAGACTATGGACTTCACAAATACATTAACAACATTAAGAGATAATGTTCTTATTGGTTTGAGAGTACCAAGAGATTTGTTAGGATTGCCTGAAGGATCTAATAAAGGTCAAGCAGAAGAAACTAATGATGCATTTAAAGTAAGAACAAAAACATTACAGAGAGCAATGAAGCAAACAGTAGAACAACAAATATTTGAAAGACACTTAGCTAAGGTATGGGGAACAAGAGAAATCAAAGAAGCAAAAGATGATATTAATGATAAAGATATGTTTGATGTTCCAGAATTACTATGGCAAGAATCAGAGATTGAAGACGAACAATTAAAGATAGACACGCTCCTAAAATTAAAAAATAATGGGTTAATAACCGTTAAGAAAGCATTAGAGTTATTACCAGAAGAATATAAAGATGAAGTGGGCGCTGCGGAGTTGGAGAAAGATGCTATTGATAAAAAAGATATGGAACGGCAAAAAGTGGTTGGTCAAGCATTTGGACAGTCAGGAGAAAAGCCAGGAGAAAAACCTGCGAAGCCATTCGGTAAAGAAAGTCCACAGAAAAAGTTAGTTCAAAACAACAATAAAGATAAAAAGAAAGAACACTTATGTATTCATGAAGGATTAAACAGAGAATTAGAAATGCCTAAAGATGACAGATGGGTAAAAGAAGCGATCACATTAGAAGAACAATACGCTAAATTCTTATCTTCAAAATTAAATGAAGCGATGTCTGATATTAAATCTGGATTAAATAAAGATGTTTTAGAAGATGTAGAAGTAGAAGTAAAAGAAGCGAAAGATATTAACTTAGATAATGTAGATAGAATTACATCAAATTTATTTACAGAGGTTAAAGGCAAAGTTGCTTTACCTCAAGTTGCGTATGAAGCTGGTCTGCTTAAAGCAGGATTGGATCTTGGTGAAGCAACAACATTCATGTTAGAAGATTATGATGCACTACAACACATAGCATCTAAGAATACAGATTTATTATTGACTGCAACTGAAGAAGTTAAAGGCAGAGTTAAAACAGGAATAAGATTAGGTGTTGAGAAAGGCGAAAGTATTGTGCAAATCAAATCAAGATTAACAAGAATCCAAGAAACATACAAAGGAAGATTAACTACTATTGCAAGAACAGAAGTTCAAAACGCAGTAAATGAGGGAAGATTAAATGGTTACAAACAAGTAGGAGTTAAACATGTTGAATATTTAGCGGCAACAGGAGCATGTCCTATTTGTGAACTAGATGACGGAAAAACAATGACATTAAATGAAGCTCAAGGATTAATACCACAACATCCAAATTGTAGATGTACTTGGGCAGCGGTGATTAAAGAATGAGTTATGAAATAAGAGGGCAAGTAGATACAGGAAGTAAAGTTTGGCATCCAGTTACTGTTATATCTTCTGGAACAAATAATTATTTACAAACAAGAGATGGTGGTGTAGATTCTATTACAAACACCAAAACAGTAATTCCATATGAACATCATGAAATTCACGAAGGAGATCATTTTTACATGGAAGGATTTACAACATTAGCTTCGGGTGTAAGATTTGAAGTTGGTTTATTAACACCTAACACAACAAAGTGGGCACATTTTACGTGGAACATAAGTTCAAATGGAATATTAGAATCAAGATTTTATGAAGATGCAGCTATAAGCGGTGGTACTCCAAATATCCCAATTAACAATAATAGAAACAGCGCAAATACATCTGACATGACCATTTTACAAAATGTTTCTGGTGCTGGGGGAACAGTTATATCACAATCAGCAGTAGGCGGTACTGCATTTAAATCAAACTTTGGCGGTACTTCAGATAGAGCCGACGAATTAATTTTAAAGAGTGGAACACAATACAGGAGAGAGTTTTTATCAAATTCAGATGATAATGTAATTTCGTTTAAAGCAAGTTGGTATGAACACACGAATCCATGAAAATATTAAGACCAGCACTAAAGAGCAAATCAAGTTATGTTATTGACGAAATTAAAGTCGTTAATGGTAAGATGGTTTGGAAAGACAAGAAGGTATCAAAAGACGAATGGCAGAACTCAACGACTTAAATCCAAATGATGTAAATATCATTGATCCATGCCCAGCATGTGGTGGAAGACATGTTTATAGTGGTAATGACCAACATGAATATATTTGCAAGGGTTCGTTTACTAAAGAAAAGAAAATGTATCACAATCAATTAAAAAACAATCTCACAGATTCCGATTGGAATATGCAAAGAACAACTGCTGAGGATGAAAGGAGAGAAACTACAATACAAGGTTTCACTCCAAACAAACAAAAAGGTAGAATCTATAAAGATTCCGATATGGAGAGGACATTATGATAAAAAAGAAAGAAATTAAAAAACCTAAAGTTATGGAGGACGGCTCTTTGCTATTGGAAAATGAAAAAATTAAATGGACCGAAAAACTCAATATTTCTGAAAAAGCTAAAGAAGGAGGTTGGGTCAAGATCGGCGGAACGGCTGTGGAAGCAATTACATCAAAAAACAACCGAAAATACCTGGCAGAAGAGTTGGCTAAGCAGGAAATCAGAGGGAAGAAAGTATTTGTAGATCATGAAGCATCTGCAATGAACGCAGTAGGAGTTATTGAAAATCAATCATTTGATGGTCAAAAACTTAATTACGAAGCAAAGATCACAAACACTCAAAAGAATCCTGGTGTTGTAGATATGGTTGAGAAAGGTTTGATTACTGATGTATCAATTGGAGCAACAGGGGATATTAAACAAGTGCGTGAAAATAACAATAGCGTATTTGAAATTCACAATCTTAAAATTGAAGAACTTAGTTTAGTTGGAATTGGAGGAGTGCCAGGAGCTGGCATAGATTACACAACCGCTATATCTGAGAAATTTGATTTTAAAGAAACAAATGATTCTTCAGGCGAAATAAAGAAAGAGACTGAAAAATACAAATATTATAAAACGGAGGAAAAATGGCTGAAAGTAAAAATGAGATAACTGAAGCAAGCGTAAAAGAATTTGATGCTCAATTAAATGAGAAAGCAAATGCTTTGAAAATTGCAGAAGAAAAATATCTTAAAAGACTTGTAATAGAAGCTAAAGATGCTGGTGTTGATTTCGCTGAGGATAACGAACTTATAGAAATCGGTGAAAAAGGTATCATGAAACTGATTGAGCAAGCTAAAAAGATGAAAGAAAGTAAGAAAGTAACAGAAGAAGCTACAATTAAAGAAACAAAAGGAGAAGTGGCAACTGAAGTCAAAGAATACGCACCAATATGGAGATCGGGAGCTATTAAAGTTCAAGGTAACGAAATGTGGTCCGAATGGAAAGAAGGATATTTCCAAACAGCGTTCTTAAGAGCAGCATGTGGAAAACCTTTGGTGGAGGATTACTAAAATGGTATCTTCAATATACATGGGAGAAGGTAGAGTAATATCTGCTTATTGTGACGCAACAGTTACAGGTGGAGACATAGTTTATGCTACATCAGGAGATGATGCAGTAACAATGGCTATGAGTTCATACGCAGCAAGTGACATCACGGTAGAAAAATGTAATGCAGTTTACGATCCAAATCTGGTAGTAGGAATTGCGTTAACAACTGGTGTATCAGGAGCGGCAATTTCCGTAATTACAGAAGGTATGTTTATATTATCTGGAGCAACTGTAACAGCTGGTTCAAGATTATGTGTATCTGGTGTAGGAAATGCAGTAATGGATGCAGACACAACTACAACTGAAATGGCAATAGGATCAG